ACTACTACTACGCCGAGTGCTAAACTATCGCCTGTGTTAGCTTGAGCTTTTACCCAAGCTGTTCCATTATGACGGATTGCGTCTTTTACTGCTAACCCGTGGTTGGTCTGTGTTACTTCAGTAGTAGAGCCACCGGCTCCGCCTCCACCGATTTCAATTATGTTGTTTGCATTATCCCTGACGTACAGTTTCTTATCAGCGGTGTTGATAGCAATTTCGCCCTCAACAAGATCCCCCGTTCCCGGAGCACCACTGGTAAACTTACGTTTTGGTTTAAGTACCTGGGGCATTAGGTGTAAGTTCCACCGTCTATAGAGTTAGTCCACCCAATAGTATCAGTCGAAGAAGTATATAATAAAACCTTATCTGTAGCTCCACCAGAGGCTCCGTCGATTGCACTGAGAACGTTTGCAGTATTTGCTACGAGTACTGAACCTTTAGTTGCTGCTCCCAAACCTGTTCCCCCGTCTGCTACTGCAAGATCCGTGATACCTGTTATAGATCCACCAGTGATTGCTACTGCGGAACTCTCTAAATTAGCTACTAGAGTTGCAACTGCGTAGCCAGCTCCGGCTGTATTAACTGTAGTAGTAGGAGCTACTTGAAGACTATTAAAGAGTCTCCACTTTTGATCTGTTGCATCACGGAATAAACCTGTGTATTCATCTTGGGAGCCACTATCATCATAAAGTCCGTAGAATCCAATGTCTATGACATCTGCTGCATTGTTACCAGTTGCAAGTGCTAACATAGAGTCTGCTACGTTTACGGTGGTCGACGAAACAGTAGTTTGGCTGCCGCTTACTGTAAGATTTCCTGAAATTACTACATTGGTAGGTAGTCCAATAGTAATCTTATTATTACTTACAGTTGTTGTAACTTCGTTTGTTGTACCTTCAAAAGTAAGAGTATCCGTTCCTACTGCAACTGTATCTGCAGTTCCCGTATTTGCTGCGATTGTAAGAGAACTACTTAAAGCAGCCCAGCTTAGTACGCCGGATCCACTAGTTTGAAGATAATTTCCAGCTACTGCGGCTGCGGGTAGTGTATAAACTACATTAGTTGCTACTGCTGCGGGAGACTTCAGAGAAACGTAGTGTGAGCTATCACTATCGTAAAGCTGTACTTCGCCCTGAGCCTTTAACTTAAGCTGGTCTATAAAACTATTGGAGTCAGTAAGGACAGCGCTAGAGGCGGTGAGATTTCCTGCGGTGTGATCCAGCATATCCATAAAGTACGAACCACCAATAATCTCAGGAGTATTACCACCCCCACCAACATTACCAATAGCTAATCTTTTACCATACGTGCCGTTGCTACCATATGCATAAAATAGCTCACCTTGGGCTACCGCAGTAGGCTTGCCTACGCCTGTACTGCGCTTTATTTGAACTGTTTGAGACATTTATAGCTCCGAAATATCCTAATAGGATCCTGCGTCTATAGTATCAGAATCACCGCTAGCAGCACCCACTATTATGGGAACCCACTCGAACGTACCTGTACTTGTTTCGCGATATACTTTAAACTGATCGTCATTTGTGTCGTACCATGTGTCGCCTTCGGCTACTGTGGCTACGCCTGCTACTGTAGACCCTGAAGGTGCAGTAGTTCCTCTAAAATCTTGGTCTGCTAACTGTTTCAAAGCATCCGAAACATTCGTAGCAGTAATTGTCCCATAAGGGGAAAAGACTGTATTCACAGAATCTTGGTAACTAGAGGGTACGGCAAAGTTATTAACTTTTACAGTAGTAACTGCTTCTGATAAGGCAACGGCAACATTACTAGTATTAGAAACTGAGAGGTTTGTAACCTGCTCTGTGATAGCAACTTTTGTTTGAGCAGTCACTATCTAGTAACCTCTGGATGTATAGTGACGGATCCTTGAATCAGCCTCTTTACTATTGCGTCACTACCCGTATGAATTTCCAAATCATAGACATATCTTCCTGCTGCGATACTCGTAGTAGTGTTTGATGAAAGCTCTAGCTTTAGAACTCCATTAGTAGCTGACCCGACTATACTGCAAGTAAACGAAGCCGTTACACTTGAGGAGGCGTGGTTTGAACGTATTTGTGCCCTACCAGCGTACCCAGTAAGATTTTTAGCCGCTCCTCCCTCCGTAATTGCCAAGTCAATAGCAAAGTCGGAGCCTTGGTCGACCACTAAGTCGTATGTTGCTGCAGTCATGTCGTTTTCTCCATTGTGAAATTATATCCCAAAGGACATACTTAGTCAAGTTTTATTTTTGAGGGGGTATTACTCATCTGTATTATTAGTTAGATTTCCTAGTTTTACTCTTGCACTGGTACCATCGAATACTTTTAAGCAGTTCGGATATAGTTTCAGTCGAGCGGTATTCGACCCGCCTGCTGTTCCTATTGTTAATCTGTCACTAGTAATAGAACCTGCTATAATATGATTGGCTCCTATGGTTCCATCTACAATTAAGCTACCAGCTATAAAAGTTGCAGCAGTCTGCCATGTGCCTATATTACCATTGGCGGCAGTGGCCGAAGCAGTACATTCAAAACCTGCAGAAGCTACACTAGGTGGGGTAGTTGCAGCATACGCCCAATTCGGATTATTTATTACTAATAAATCTCCTTTGACCGCATATCTACCTGCTGCACTGAGTATAAGAGCGGCGGTTATAAGGTTCTGATTGTTCGCCGTTCCTGTACCCCATCCACTATCACTTATTTTATAAAATGCAGCACCTGCAGGGCCGGCTGTTGTACTAGTAGGGCCTTCAATTGCGATTGCGAATGTAGTTGGAACACTCCAATAATTAGATGTACGAGAACCTTGTGTTGCGTGGATATAATTAACCGTTGAAGTTGCAGATCCTGTTATAAGAGCTGTGGAAGAGTATACTTTCTGATTAGCAGTACTTACACTAGGAGGAGATGTATTCCAGTTACCTCCGCTAAATTGTGAGCCTGTTAATTGTTGAGTAGTAAAATTATAAGTAGCTTGAGCACCATATGCTGGTACATTCGGCGCTGACCCCGTTGTAGCGTTGGAATATATTCGTATCTCTGCTACTGCATCGGCGTCTAACCTTTTCGCTGAAGTCCAAGTATACGCACTACCCCCTGCAGCAACAGTACCCTTGGAAAACCATAAGAAGCCCGTACCTGACGAAGGAACGTTAGTACTCCATCCCGATGGGTTCGTTGGGGTTGATAGACCGTTTGCGACCGGTTGCGCGGGATTGGGTGTGGTTGCAGAGTTAGTAAATATAAAGTCTGTTTGCCCTCCTGTTATACCAGCTCCTCCCCGTATACTTATCGCGCCTCCTGCATCCCATCCATTAGTTGGAACGTCTACATAAGCAGTCCCGTCAGTTGGCTGTGTTATAGTAACTTGTCGCTGATGCATGAAGGGTGCGGCTACTGTGGGCTCTTGTACAGTGTTATACCAATTATTAGAGTTTGTTTGATTGTAACCTGCTCCAAAACTAACAACTCCGGTACTAAAAACTACCCTACCTGTTGTAGTCGGAGTGCTGCCAGAAGTACCTCCAGTAGTTCCAATCTTCCATATACTTATAACTTTAGTAGAGGGGCCAGCAAGACTGAAGCTTCCTTTAAGGGCTAAACCACCATCGGTCGAAGTATATTTTAAGTGATTAGCTGCATTCCCAATAAATAAATCTCCACTAGTATCGAGGAAGAACCCATTCCCATCGCTGTCTTGCATAGAAGTCCTGCCCCCACTACGAAACAGTCCTCCTGAGGCTATTACAAGGTTATTTTTTACATTTACAGTGCCTCCAGTAATACTACCTCCCGTAATTTTATCTGCTGATAAAGTTCCGTTTACAATCACACTTCCATCAAACTCCTGCACAACAGGAGGGCTCCAATCACCAGGAGTGTCGGCTAAGTTGGGATTATCCGTAGAAGGTCCTGTATATATGCGGGTAGCTACAGTAATAACAGGGGGGCTGGCAGTGCTAGTATGCTTGAGGGTGATCCTATCCCCTGGCGTTACTCTTCTTGATACTCCTAACCCATCGGGTACAATTCTGGTATCTGCTATAATAATAGTAGCTATCTGGTTAGCTATGGCACCTGTTACATTTGCTGAGTTTTTCCAAGCGATAGCTTGAGTTTCATTGATTCCATCACCGTTCTCATAAGTCCTAGTTATAAAGCTTCTTGTAACCATTAGACTTTTGTAGATTTTAAACTGAAACTTGCCTAAAATTCTGTCTTCATTTCCATTATCACTTAGTGTTGCTATAAAACTACCTAATAGTGTTGCTCTACCCGCTACTGTATTCTGTAGTATAGGAGCAGTTGAGTGCAGTGTTAGATCCCCTGAAGAAGAATTAATCTCTATATGACTGGCTTGGCTAATGCCCCCAGCAAAAGCACTTAGGGTGATCTTATAAGTTTTATTAGCAGTGCCAGATGCTGCGTACGAGAAGGGGTTTCCATCCGTGTGTATAACACTAAAACCCGATTCAAAGGGATTTGTAATAACTCCGTCTGAGGTCTGGTAAAGAGTATGAGTTTGATTCTCAGCATTAGCATTATGGCCTACATCGTCTCCTGGGTCTCCTGGTACAGAGAACACATTTTGTAGCTTAACTAAGCCCCAATCAGCTTTTGGAATATTAGTAGTATTAGTAGTTGCTGATACACGTTTAGCTACACGATAGTGGTATATGTTAGTGGCACTAACATTCTGCTCTGAGGTATACCATCCTGTAGCCGTTCCTCCTACGTCAATAATCTGACCGTTTGTTACCGATGCAGACCCTGAAGCGACTACCCCCGTAATTGTGCCATAAGTAGCTCCAGCTAAACTTACTACAATAGTAGGAAAATTGCTATTATCTGTAGGATGCGCTGGATTTGAATTACCAAGTTTATACAAGAACATATCAGCAACCTTAATAACAGGAGTTGCTATAACAGTTGCTGATACACCATTACTGACATTAGTAGGATGATAGGCAGAAAACAGCTGAGTTAGCGGCTTAACCATACGCTTTACATGCCTGACCCAGTAGTAGAAAGTAGTGTCCACTTCGATACCCGGTACAATATGCTCCCATGTGCCTGAATCAGTAATAAGACTGTTAAGTCTGACAGCTCCCTCGGAGAAGACCGTATTAGCGGTTGTATTGGAAAAGCTTGCATGATTATTGTACCATACCTCAGTACGCCATGAAGCCCCTTCAACAGCATTGCCAAAATTAATACTATTAATCCAATTTAAAGTTACTAGGTTCTTAGAGCCTACAGCCGTTAAACTACTAGGGCTTGCAGGGGGAACTAAGTTGTTGCCAGGGGGAGTTACGGGAGGAATCCCTTGGAAAGTCTTTTCCTTGGCAGTTACAAGATAAGTATCGTCATTATGTTCTTCTGCTGTAACCTGTACAGAACAATCCGGACGATAGCTAAGATTAGATATTCTGAATTCTTTACCTTCCCAACCAAACCGTTCATAGTATAACTTAATTATAGTTCCTGCAAGTAAGAGTACGCCCTTCGGACCTATTACAAAGTTTATCTTTCTACTAAAACGAGACTGGTCTAAGTACTGCTCCGCATTAATTCTAGCATTATAATAATTAGTAATTAAAGGAGTTTTTACATCTTTCTTTTTAGGTATGTTCCTATCTTCTTTTAAGTATTCAGACTTAAAGAAGCTAACACTTAAACTGTCATAACGTATATTAGGGTCACCTATGGTTACGGACACGCTATTTGCGGAGCCTTTTAGACCTGCATCATCTACATTAATTGCCCCTATTATATCATCTTGTGTTATTATCCTAGGGTCTATATAGCTTTGAGTATTAGCAGCTCCAACACTTCCTTGGTAGCCAGAACTAGTTGTCAGTGCTAGCGAAGGAGACGCAGAAATAGTAGGCGAGGTAGTCTCTACATCTAACTCATACAAGCCATTAGAGTACCTAAGTATACCATTGAAGTGTTTGAGCATAGAGTTTACATTATCAAACAGAGGAGAGTCTGTTCTTATCAACGCGTTAGTCTGATGACGAGTAACCTCTCGTTGGTCATGCTCTTGCCAGCCTAAGTATCTCCAGTATCTTACATCATCAGAGTCGTACATAGAGTAACCACTCTGCGAGTAGCTTCCTCCATTATACGCTTTAACTATAGGGTTCTCTCTTTCCCCTGAGTTCGCCTCAATTTCTCCAGAGGAAGTTACCCCATGTATTACTGCTTCAGTACTTGCATTAGTAGAAAGCTGTAGCTTGAGTTCAGGCATATTACTTGCAAAAGGTTTAGCTAATTTTCCTGCAGTAGCCACCTCGTATACTTTATTTCTATAAGCAGATATTTCAAGATCATTACCGGAGGAGTCTACTTTTACTTGATGGTATACTATATTCCCTACTTCGTAAGACTTCCAATCAAACCATTTATGGCCTAGTTTTCCTATGCAATTAGTAAAGGTAACTTGCTTGTACCCTGCCCCTGCATTTACAACGGATAGAATAGTGCCCTCCCATTGTAAATAGTCTACGCTGGATATTGTACTTACTAGTCTCCATTTATCTCCTATAGTGTAAGTACCTGCATTAGGTAGTATAACGGAGACATTCGCTCTTGTATCACATATACGAGCAGCCTGCCTAAAAGTTTCTAGGTTAATATCTTTTTCTGTCTGGCCGGAGGTGGTATATATTTCTAAACCTCTGCCATACCTGCCATTTGTTAAGTAATCTAAAAGCTGTATTGCAGGATTAATAGATACTTTCTTATCCCCCACAGAGGCTATCTCATAGGTATCTTGCGCTTGGGGCACAAAGTCAAAGGGTTCGGGATGCTCCTTCTTAAGGTCAGAACCCCCTGGAGTGTGGGCTAGAATACTAGCACCTATTCCTACACTACAAGGCTTATCTACACTGATAGTGTTGTTCGATATGGATAGTATTTTAGTACCTTGAGGTATAACAGCGGTTTGTGAGTTTGCTGCACTAATTATCTGACCCGCAGCAAGTTCGTTACCAGTACTAGACGCATCTGTGAAAGTAATAGAGGTCAACCCCGCGCCTCTTACAGTAGTAGTAAAAGTTCCAGAAACTTGTGTGGCGGTAGAAGCTACATCTACAAGAGACCCAACTAAAGCATGTCTCGTAGCTCCGTTATATTTTATTATTATCCTTGATTGTCTTTTCTGAGCACCAGTAGTAGAGTTTGTGTTTACAACAGTTATTGTCTGACCTTTGTAGTAATCGTTCACGGAACTAGCAGTAGATGCTAACTTTACTACGTCTAGTAGACAATAAGTTTTTATATTTTCTTTTCCTACTTGGGTTCCACCAAGGTTTTTCTCGACACGCTCGCCTGATTCTACAGCACTCTCTGACTGTCTTTGTAAGAAAGTAGCGATACCGTCTAGAATAGATTGCCCATCTAATACGAAACCTACCGAAGCACTGTTACCGAAAGCTGCCAAAGCTGCTTGTATATCAGCAAGTAGCTCCTTTATATCTACTCCTGTTCCTCCAGATACAGAAGTATTTACTACGGTTGCCTTTGTATCCCCAGATACCTCTGTAACGTCTTGAGTTAAGGAGGAAGGGACAATACCTGAGTGAGACTTATGGTCCCAAGTTACTAAAGGATACCGGGCTTCTGTAGGCGCGGCAGTACTGCCAGGGCTAGCATCGTGAGCTACCATGAAGAAGTTCTTAGTTGTCTTTTGTAATGCAAGAGTTCCTAGGGGGTTTGCGGAGAAGCGAAATTTATGTATTTCTTCGTTCCTAGCATCTTTATAAATAGTGGCGTCCATAATCTGAACATTAGTAGAAAGAGTAGTGTATACTCTACTGCCAGAGGGAGTTACGTGGTAAAAGTCAACATAGTCCCCTACCTTAAAGAGAGCCCTTCTTGTAACTATAGTATTACTGCCTGTGAATACAGGGCTTGGATCTTGCTTATAGGAATGATCATAGTTGTACTGCTCTATTTCTTTGCCACGAACAACAAAATCCAAAGAAGGTATGGTAACGTCGCCCTCTGCAATATCATACTCAGCTACAACATACGCGGTGTCTAGGAGCCTATGATTAGACCCCCAGTACGTTTTAGGCTCATCATAGCCTTCTTGTAGCTTAAATCCATTAGCAGTAACCTCAGCACCTGCCTGCGCAATACGTGTTAGTTGGTCATCCGCTCTCTGATGGCTCCTACCTGCATGGAATACTAGTTTTGATTTTATAGGGAAATCAAGAGTAGTCTGCTTCTCATGAGTTATACCAGTAGCGCCGTTCGCAAGCAGAGCAGACCCAGCAATATTAGGAGCAAAGTATATGTTATCCAACCAGTTGCCCATATTGTATAGACCCCCACCATAATAACTAAACGAAGTAGGGTTTCTGCCCATTCCTCTAGAGATTCCTGCGGAGACAGAGGCAGAAGAACTTAAAGTGTCTCCTTGATCCATACGTCCCTCACAAACTACCTCGATAGTACCCTCCCCATTTGGAACATCTCTTATATCAGAATCGTTCTTATCTATACAAATACGTGACTGATCATCTACATAAATATCGTACAAGCCACTTACTTCACCCTCACAAATTGCGTAAGCTACATATATTTTGGCAGGGTCATTGTGTAATGAGTCAGCAAAAATAGGTATACTGTCTGTTCTTTGCACGCCATAAATAAGGGGCAAACGTTTAGCCTCTAAGTTTATACGCAGGTCTACTTCTCTATCGACTTCTACCTGGTACTCTACCATCTTATACTTCTTAAATATGAAACCAGACTTCTTCATCTTATACCTAGTTTCCATAACTTGGTATACTGCCATTATATTTATAGCTTGCTCAGCATGCTTAAACCCAAAATCATGCGCGTAGTCGTCTCTAAATAGTGCTCCGAGGTCAGGTAGCCCATCTGTCCCTAGGGACCTATGCTCAGAGTCTGATGTCATTCTACCATTTACTCTTATAAAGTCTCCCCAATGACTGGTAAGAGTCCATGTAACGGTAGAGTTCTTTGTAGGATCATCTGTTAATTTTGCTTTAGATATTATACCTTTAAAAAGTAGGTAAGGAACACCTATTATGTTACCCGTGTCTGCGCTTATGTGAGCTTTAAAAATACTTACTTCTCGGTTAATATAGCCATTGTAACTAGCAACTGCAGGATCATTTAAAATAGCGGTAACTTGATCAGTAGCTAAGCTAATGATATAGTCTGTTGCATTGGTCTCTGCTACAAAGGTCGCACTGGGGTGTTTAAATATGGCAGTAGTATTATCATCTTCAAAACGTTCTATAACTGCTGTTTTTCCTACATTTTGTGATGCTTCCGTTACTTTTACCTTATCGCCCTCGGAGAAGCCAAGGTCTGTCCAAGTACCATTACCTGAGTCAATTAGTCGTATTTTACAAGTTGTAGCAGAAGAGTTTGATACAGTTATTCTATTAGTCGAGGAGCCTATAAATTGAGTATTTAAGGCTATAGAAGATATTTGTAGAGTAACATTACTTACTTTGGCCTCTGTGGTCTCTGTTATATTACTTACTTTACTTACTCTAGCTGCAGAATAAGTCTGCTCCCCATTAGCTAGCCCTGACAATTGTTTACTTTGATCATCGTATTTTATATCAAAAGAAGCATCCGTTACATATGAGTAGTCGCTAGCTTGCTCTAGTATCTGACCACTAACAGTGGTAGCTACATTTTCAAACTTTACTAAGTGGGCGTATAAAAACGAGTCCCCCTGTATAAGTGAAGAGGTTAAATCGTGCCCTAAATTCTTTATAAAACTCATAAGTATTCTTCCAATTTTAAACTAAAACTATACAGATTCTCTGTATTTAGAGAGTATGAACGGATTGCTGTAGGCATAATAACCTTAAACAAAGGAGTAATAAAAGTAAAAACTGCATTTTGCTTAACCTCTTTAGCTAAGGGAGGGCTTATTCCAAGACGTATCTGATTTGCAGCTACACTTCCAGCCTGCTGCACGTTAAGAGTCTCAACAGTAGTTACCATATATGTTTTCGTGTGGTTTGTATTTTGCGAATCTGCTATAGTAAACATTTCCCCTGGTAGCGGTATGTTAGTAGGAACGGATCCGCTATTATTCACCCAGTTAGCGCTATATATATTAAGACTAGTGGAACCTGCTGGAGCAGAGGAAGTAGGTAGTGTAAATACATAAGGGTTGCCCGAGTTAATACCACTATCTGAGTTAGTCAAGTTAGCAACCCAGTCTGCGTTTGCAGGAGTATTATACTGTGGGAGTGCTACAAAGAAGGGCGTTAAAGCCCCTTGCTTCATTTGTAGAAAAGCTTGTATAGGACGAAACTCAGCCTGTGTCATAGGATTATAGCCTATTTCTATATTCCACTTTTGGCCTGCTACGGCTTTTGATAGAATTCTCTGCGAGTTAGTTCTTGACATCATTACTTTCTGGTCTGATACTAATTTAACGGACTGAAACCCAGGTCCGAAGTCACCATTATTGTTATGAGTATTAGCTCCTGTATGGTGGCGTTTGTACCCGGGATCGGGAAGCCTGTTAGAAAGTGCCATCTATGCTCTCCTTGCTACTGGAGTAGTATAAGTACTCTCGTCTAAATCTTCCATGAAGTCCTCTCCGTACGAGTTTGCCGCGCTTCTGAGCATACCTATTATATTTCCTTGTTGTTGTATTAGTACGTCTTCTACACCAGTGGCATCTATTGCATTAATACTGAAAGTTACATTACTGCTAGCACCCGCACCTGCAACCTCATCTGCTGGAACTATAGTACCTGGCCGATCTGGCATAAACAACTCAGGTCCTTGCTCGCCTACTACATATCCTGTGTTGCCTCCTGACGCTCTATGTTTCTTACCGTAGAAAGCAGACCGGAAGTTTTCAGCGCCTCCAGTTCCTGATTCACCACGGAAGTATGAAAGCTCTCCCCTAGCAGACTTGGACTTACTTAAGTCACTGCCTTCTTTTCGTTTTCCTACTGATACACCTGTGGGGCCTGCAGCACTAGACGCAGAACCTCCACCTTGGTAAGAAGTTCCGGCTACTACAGCAAGCTGTGCCGCACCCATAGCGCCTACCATCAGAGCTATAGGAAGCGCATAGGCTCCCCCAGTAGCCATTGTCTGCATTATTGCAACAGCGGTAGATGCTATAATTTGAGCCATCTGCATTTTCTTTTGAACCTCAAAAGCTTTTCGTTTTTCGCCTTCTTTCTTCTTTTCTAAGGCTTTTATCTTAGCTACACTTTCTTTTGATTTACCATCACGTTTCTTCTCTGCTTCAATCTCACTGTCTATACCTGCGATTCTGTTTTTTGAACTTGCGGCCATTATACTAGAAACCTGGCTTATACCCGCTGATATAGCCTGCCCTACTGCAATACCTTTCTCCATAGAGGTAAATGCTTTTCCTGTTGTTGCGTCTATGCCAGTGAATACTTCTCCCACATTTGCCCAGCTCTCTGCAACTACTATAGCTCCCTGAGCGGCTGCAGAAACTAACTCGCCAGCAGGGCCAAGGCTTTTCATTTTGTCCATCATAGGGCCGAAAGCATTACCAATTGCAGCAAACTTGTCTGAGCCCTTCATTCCTTCAGCGTCTAAACCTCCAGCTTCGTTCATATTGCTCAAACGCTCGCCTGTTGTAGCACCTTTAGCTCCTACTACTTCACTTATCACGTCTCTTTTGGTTTGTTCAGCCGCTAAATCTATACCGTCTATTACTCCGTCCTTCGTGGCTAGTGCCACTTTTTTCTGCATAATATGCAAAGGGCCCTCTCTTCCGCTTAAAGATATTGCATTGTCAATAACGTCGGAATTAAATTCGGTACTCTTAAAGTCAGCATCAGTTTTTGTGGGGTTAGCCTTCAGGAATGCTTCTAATTTTATCAGCTCCGATTTTGCATGTATGTTACTAAGCTCATGTTTAATTATGTTAAGCCTAGCAGTATTCATGTCAGCTTCCATACCTAGTTTTAATATAGTAAGATTGTACTCATTTGTTGCAGCTATCTTCCTAGCCTCCATCATTGTTTTTGTTACTTCTTCTCCAGACTTCCCATTTTCATCTACCATTGCTATTTTTGTAGGGGCGAGCTGAGCCTTTCTCTCATCGCTAGCATTTAAAGAAGCACTAAACCCTCTCTTTTTATTCTTCAGGTTCGTCATCATCATACTGTTTCTGTTTGACGCATCTTGTAAGTCCAACAATTTACTTTGCGCCGCACCCATCTTGTCCATAATAGCAAGAACTTCTTTTTGCGCCGACTGCTCTCTTTTAAGAATAACCATTTTCTCTTTTGCTATATCTAAAGATTTTTGCTCAAGTGTAGGAGCTAGCTTATTGAAAACAGCTAATTCCTCCTTTAGTCCGAGTATAAATTGATGAATATCAGAACCTTTTTTTGCACCCTTGTTTGTAGTCTCCTGCAAAGTAATTTCTTCTTGCATTCTAGTTGCTATTTCGGATCTACTTTCTGCTTCTTTATCAAATAGTGCGGCTGCTTGGCCTTCAATACCTTGTCTAGACTTTAGGACACTAATTTCTAGCTTAATGAATTTCAACTTTTGTTTATGTAATATTTGACTACGCTTCTCTGTGTCGAATATACCTTTTACGGCCGTAAACTGCTTTAGTACTGACATCGCCAGCACCTGCCGACCAAACCCAACCTTCGCGGCCGCCTCTATCTCTAATTTACTAGTGCCCAATAACTTTAGCATTGCATCATCTGCATTCTCAAGTAAGCCCTGTAACTTATCCATGGGAGTCGAAAACTTATCATCTTCTAAAGTCTTGGCCATATCCTCGAAACTAGAAGCCACCTCATCAACAGTCGTGGTTTCCTTCATCTTATTTAAAAACTCTTGTAAGGGTTCGTTCATGCCTTTTATAGCATGAGCCATAGCTACAAAACGAACATTTACTTGTTTGTTAGTCTTTTCTACTTGGGCCATTCCTGTCTCTAGCTGCTCCAGTGTAATAGTACCATCCTTTAGAGCTTCCATTGAAATGCCCGCATCTGCCAGAGTCTTTTGCATTACTTTAGAGGAGGAGGCCAGGGCTAGCATGTGTTTTACTAACTCAGATTGGCCTTGAGCTTCATCCTTCCCCTTACCCTCGCTCTTATCTAGAGCAGCTTGTGAAGCTGCTAACTTATTATAAACCTGCCCTGTAGTAGCAAGTATATTACTCAGTGATTTATACTGACCTGTAATACCTACTATTTTTGTTTTCTGGCCATCATATGATGCATCTAATTCTTTTAAGTTATCTTGAGTATCCTTCAGCGCAGTTGCGGCACTTTCAGCTGTCGCTGTAAGAGCATTCTCCTCTGGAGATTTATTATACTCTATTAACCACTTGGCTGCTTCATATAACGCATACAGAACCATAACCACAATACCAATTACATTCATAGCGGCCATTATCGCAGCGCCTAGAAACGCAAACCCAGCAGAAGCAGCTTTAGCTGCTCCCGATGCTACCGCCATGGCGCGTGACATAAATCCCAGGCCTGCACTTGCTTGAAACGTCTTCATGTATAACATAGACATCTCTTTTCCAAGAACTTTAACACCCGCTCTAAGCCCGTGGGTCTGTAAAGTATTCATAGCATTAGTAGAGGAGTTCTTAATATTAGCAATATCTAATTGCATTTTTGCTTTAACTAAGTCAATATGGTCTTTTCTAGCCTGCTTTAAAGCTCTTTGCGACTCAATAGTCTTTTTACTAAAATGACCTGTAGACTTTATACTCTTGGCTAAAGCGGTCTCATAACCTCTTACAGATTTTACGGCGCCATCTAGTCCGCTTTTCCATTGTGTAGTTGTCGCTGTTCCCTTAGCAAGTGCATTTTTTAAATCCATTACCTTAGCAGAGCCTTTGCCTGTAGTTCCTGTTAGCAAAAGTGTAGCTTTTGCGGAATCCGCTGCAGCTTTAGCCGAAGCTCCCAGCCTTGCTGTGAAAGCTACAAGGGCTGGCTGAACAATCTTACCTATAGTTGAAGCAAAGATTAACATAGCACCTACTAGTAAAGTACCACTGCCACCCAGTAACTTAACTATAGGAGTTAAGGCTCCATTAATAAAGTTTAACATAGTTGTGGTTAAATTTGCAAAGGTAGCTGCTAAAACAGTATAAGGGTTTACATCGACCTCCCCTAGAGCGGAGAATTTTGCTTCACCTTCTTCAAGAACCGCATTCATGAATGCTTGTTGTTTCTCAAACTTGGTTAAGTCATCTGCACTTTTACCTATAGAAGCGGCATAGGAAGCTGTAGCATCGTCCAAACGAACCATAATACCTAATTCGTCAAGAAGTTCAGGTTCCATTTTAATAGCACCCTTTGTGATTCTTTGCATTGCATCACCGAGGTCTCTACCTAGTGCTTGGGAAGCCATCCGGGCAACGCTACCTAATCGTTCAATTACACTAGGGTCAAAGCCTGCACTAGTTACCTGTGCAGTAGTTCTCATTGCTTCTTCTAAACTTATTGCATGTCCAGTAGCTTTTACAAGATTTTCAGATAATGCATTCATAGCAACACCTGTGGACTGGCCCATAGCAACCATACCCTCTTTAAGTTTTTCTACTTGAGCTGCTCTTGAGAGTGCGCCGAAAGCGGCAGTAAGAGCGAATATATTAGCGGCCAGGACAGCGTAGGCAGCGACTAAACCGCCACCTCCGCCCATGGTTTGATTCATCTTAGAAAAAGCTTTCCCAGAAGAAAGACCTGCTTGTCCAACCCCCTTCTCTGCTTTATTAAAACGATTACGAGCTTTAGTAGTTTTATCAGTCTCAGTACCTAGCTTACCAGTACTTTTGGCTGCTTTTTCCGCCTGTTTAGCAATAACAGATAGATTGCCGTCTTTCTCAACTTTAACCTTAAATGTAATTGTATTAGCCACTATTTTTTTCTCTTCATCTTATCATACTGCCTTTTTAAGTCTTCAGCAGCTTTTTTGATGGCTCTGGTGTCTAACCAATTTAAAAGTTCTAAATAAAACTCTTTTTCGTTATCCGTAATCCCGAACGTAGTAAGAAAGATAGGTAAACTAGTATAATCTTTCCCTACATAACCTATTTCAGGGTAAACTCTGTCTCCCAGCAAATTAAAGGTTTCTAACGCCTGTACTACAATATCTGGTAGATCCTCCATATCTGGAGGTATATCCTCCTCTACAACCTCAACCCCCATTTGTTCTTGCATTTCAAAGTAACGATCTCTCGTCATTCCACTATCAAGATTTTTGAACAGTTGCTCTAGCCGGTGTAGGCACTTGTCTTTTTGGCTTGCTACGAAAGTTATCTAGATCAAAGACTACCTCGTTGAGCCAGGTATCAAATTCAGTGGATTGACTTACTAGTACTTCTGCGTTCTCTTCCGTGTACTCTACTTCTTGCGAAAGCTCTTGTCCCTCAGTTTCAACTAAAATTAGAGCTTCTAGATGTGCTAAAGTTAGCCCTTTCCAGTTTTTAACAGTGGCTCTAGAAAATTCAGTTACGAACTTATCCTCATCTAGTGCCTCTTCTGCGGCTCTTGACCTACGGTTAAACTTTGTTGTTGTACACTTCTTTCTTAGCCCTGTAATTTCTTTTCTGGAAAGATTTGCTACTTCTACTGAGAAGCCTTCAAGTCCTGCAAAGTCTATCCACATAGATTTACTATCGACTACTAGTTTTTTTAGTTCCATATTCTAATTATTCCTTTATCCTGTTGTGTAAGTTATTAAGCTTTTAAGCTCGGTTGGTCGTTCTATCATTCTCCAGCTATATTCTTCTAGATATACTTCTCCAGTTTGAAGCCGGTTTGTAAAAGAGCAGTCAAAATCAAAGTCTACTCCTTGAGTTCCATTTCCTGCTATTAACTTCAGTGCCGCTTTAGTACTCCAAGTAAGTAAGTCAGTACTACCTTTTAAGTACTTAGTAATAGCTCCTGCTACTACTCTGGTTCCTATAGTAAAGTTAGTAGGAAACATAGAAGTAGCTGCATTTGTTGCAGCTACCGCACCTTGTAAAGTAACATAGTCGTTCCACTCAATATTATTCTGTATTTCTAGCCCCAAAGAGACAACTTGACTGGATACGTCAGTGCCCCCTAAAGTTAAAGTAGTAATCTTAGGTATGATATAGGTAGTATTATCGTATCCCAGGCTAGTATCAACAGTCCCAGGTATAGTACTTCCCTCATATTTTGACAGCTTAGACGCTTGACCAGAAATACTTAATCTTAGGGGTCTTGATTTATTAATCTCGAACGTCCCGTCTTGAATAATGCATTTCTCTAGTTTAAAAACATCTTGCCCTGATGATATGTATAAATCAAAAGTTGAACAGTCGAGTAACCGATCGAGCACAACTCTATGCCTTGCTTGTACCAGGAGAGGAGTATTGAAACTAAACTCTGCTGGGTTGGCTCTATTTATACTTGAGCCTTCAAAACCTGCTTGATTATGCAGGGTTTTTACTTCGTAACTGTTTTCTTGGAAGGATTGGCTAAACTCTATATTATTTATGTCTATTCTATACTTTCTAAGAACACCTCCTACGTCTTTGCAAACAAGCCGTAATTGTGCTTCTTTTTTAAAAATATAGTTTGCCATTTCAGTCCCTTATAAAATAAAGGGGGATCAAAAAGACCCCCCTCACTTTTCATACCATCTATTATATTTCAAAACACCTGCGGTGTCAAGAAATATTTTTAGGCTGCTTTATAGGTAATCTTAAGTTCATCACCTTCACCAATACCACTTCCCAATCCTGAGAAATTAGTCTCAACAGAAATAACATCTTCAATTGAGTGAGATGGAATCTCAAGGTGAGCAGTAGGCAGGCTTAATTCGATCTTAGGACCAGTGCCTGTTCCTCCAACTGCTAGAGTGATTGCGAATTTGTTAATAACAGTATTGTTATCCGCAACTAAGTCCTTAAACAAATCAGCAACTTTATTAGTTGCAATGTCAGAACTACCAAGGTAACAAGTCAAGCTTCCAGATACAGTACGTGTACCGGTTACATGCTCAATTGGTTGGTTAACCTTACCCACTTCTTCAGGAGTCAAGTAGGAAATATTATTACTAATAGTAACGTTTCCACCTGTTAAAGCTACCTGATAGGAAGTTTCATAAGACTGGTTAGCAACACCGTTAGCATCTGTAAAGGTAGTGTTTTGTCGGAAAACAGTATCTGGCGCCAAAGTCAACTGAGTCAATCGATTACGAATAAAGTTACCCGTGTCCGTAGTGCCCTCAGAAATACAAGGTCTCCAGCCCATTACATTAGCAGCGTTATCGCCTACAGCATCAATAATGTTAGTAGCAGAACCACTAGCCTCATGATTAGAAACGTAGAGTTTGTCTGAGGCATTAGTGTCAATCCAGTACTGCTTATCAGCAGTAATTGTAGGAGGCGAAGTCTGGGCAGTAAACAAGTCAGCTTTAGCACCTGTTATCTCACCTGGACTTACGTCCTTAATCTGACCGGCCATACCTGACCAACTAATACTAGCAATACCATCGATATCAAAGTCAAGAGACGCCTCGTTGACGACTGCATTCTCTAACTTGTACACCAAACGCCCGGGACTTCTATCAGAAAGAACAAAGTACAAGTTAAACGTACCCAAAGCCGCTCTGTTAGAGTCAGTAAAGTTAATTACTGCGGAAGTTGAAGCTGCA